CCACAGCCAGCGCTGCCGGCTGGTTGCGGATGGTGATCGCCACCACCCGCTGACCGGCCAGACGTGCCGCCACGACGGTCTCCGAGCCGCGGAGGATCTGGATGCGCGCCGGGCATGTGAACTGCGTCGTCCACGGGCCGCTGACAGGGTTGCCGTAACCGTCATCCTCGACCGTCCGGGCCATAAACCCGACTTCCTCCCGCAGATCACCAGCCGCCGTCATGCCGCCGCCTCATCCACCTTGCCGCGGTTATCGTTGGCGCCGACGATTCCCATGTTCAGCGGCTGCACGTACTCGTCACCGCCGTCGATGCGGCTCATATTTTCAAACTGCCGAATCTCGTTAGCGGAAAGCCAGCCACCTTCACGGCCGACGCGGTAGGCATTGTATCGCGTCGTCAGGTCGCCGCGCAGAAGGCCGGCCAAATCGTGCTCCACAAAGAACACTTTCCGGCTTTCTGGCGTCAACAGCGCCGAATTCATGGCCTGCTCAATGCGCTTCGCCATGGGCGCCAAGCATCGCTGAACCAAGGCGCGCGACTCGCCGTCGACGTTGCTGTAGGTCGCGTCATCAGTGATGCCGGCAACCGTGGGCGGCACGCCGAAGACGCGGCAAATGTCGAGATTCGAAAGCTTGCGGCTTTCAAGGAATTCGCTGTCACGGCTGTTGAATTGGAAGGTTTTGAAGTCCGCGCCGCCGTCGAGAACCATGACTTCGTTGGCCTTCATCGAGCCGATGAAGCGCTCGCGGAACTTCTCTATAACGCCTTCCTTGCCGCCAAGCTTGTCGGGAAACACAAGCGCCCCAGCCGGCCGGAAAGCATTTTCCGCCTGTGCACCTGCCTGGTCCTGCTGAGCAAGCGCAAGCCCAAATGCCGCAGCGGCAATTTGAATTGGCGACTGGCCCAACACGCCATCTTTCGTCCTGTAGCGAAGGTGGAGCACCTCTTCCTGAAGATAGGTCTTCGTACCGCCGTCGGGTTGCGCGTGCTTATAACGCAGCCTGCCGTTTTTCAGCAGTTCAACGGTCACGCTACCAGCCACAAGCGGATGCAATGCCGTCACTTGGCCACGCCCGTTGCGCTCGATTACGGCGTAGGCGTTGCCGTGCGTCAGGACGCTGGCAACAAGCATTTCCCGCGCCTCGAAGGCCGTAAGCGTGGGCGACGCCATATCATGCAGCACACCGTAGAGAGGATGGTCGCTTGCAGCTTCCCGGCCGCCGGCTTCCGTCCGCCGATACACCTTCAGCGGCATAGCTGCTAGGTTTTCGGCAATCACGCTAATGCACCGATGCGCGACGGCATGGCCGCTGGCCTTCTCGATATCGGCTCGGGCCTGCCAGCGAGCACCGAGAAACTCGCCAAGGAACGGGTCGCTGGTTGCGATGCGTTCCTCGGTCTTGCTGTTAAACGGCCACATGGGGCGCCTCCAGTTCTAGCAACACCAGCCTGCGGTCTTTTTCGTCCCTGCGGCTGCGTGCCGACACGCTGGTGCCGGAATAGGCCGGAAAGCTTTGGACAACCGAAACCTCGTGCAGCTTAACCGCCCGCAGCGTGCGATAGACGCCCGACCAGTCGTCGCCGCCTTCTTCGACCGAAAAACCGAAGCTCATACCGCCAAGATCACCACGCTGCGCCAGCGCAAGGATGTCGCGGCCAACAGTCGTGTCGGGCACATCAAGCTCGAAACGCAGGCCGCGCTCATCTTCGGAAAGCCGAAGCGTGCCGGATTTGGTGCGCGCAAGGACGCGCTTAGGGTCGTGGTCGGCCAGCGCCAGAATATCATCACCAGCCGCTAGCGAACGGCTAAAGGCGCCGGGTGCTATCTTCTCAACGAAGTCCGCAATCCGCGCTTCCTGCCCGAATACGGCGGCATAGCCAACCAGCTTCCGGCCTTCCGCACGCACCTCGGTGGCGGCTCTCTTCTCAATCATATCGACTGCTCCCTGTACGGCTGCAGCAAGGCGTCAACACCGAATGCGATGGCCTGTGACGGCTTCTCGCCTGCCGCCTCGCGCGCGTTATACCAGTGGGAAATCAGCAGCTTCATCGCATGCGTGACGGACGGCTGGGGTGGGGAGTCTATCCCCACCCCGATCGCCTGGACGTAATCCGCCGCCGCATCGATGAGGCTCTGAATGTAGGCATCGTCCGAGTCGAACGTGACGCGGAGATGCTCTTTTGCCTCTTCGAGCGACAAGGCCATATTAGGCAACGCCCTTCCACGCGAAGGCTTCTTCGTGCCGGATGGCAACATCCGCGTCGAGGAAGGCGTGGAGCCGGAGACCGCCCTTGCTCGCGTCCGAGTACGGATTAGCAAGGATGTCGACGCCGCTCCAGTAGCCAATGATCAGGTTCGACCAGGCACCGAAGATCAGCGGCTGCTCGGCCGGCGAGCCCTGACCGGGCACGTTGTTCGAGGCAACCACCTTCTCACCGTGGAAGATTTCCGAGGCCGGGATAATGCGCCCGTTCTCGTCCTTGATCTTCCGAACAGTTGCCATGAGGGTCGGCGAGGTTAGGAAGCCCGTGGTGCCGGTAACGTCGTCGATCTCCAGAGCGGCGATCAAGTCGGCAGCGATATCCGAAAGCTCGGTCTCGATTGTTGCGTTGGCCGTGATGGCCTCGATGATCCCTTCCGGCTCATTCGTGCCGCCACCCTGGATGGCTGCGGAGTCGAGCGCCTGCGCCAGCACGAAGGCCAGGTCACGGCGCAGCACGTCTTCGATGGCAACCGAATTCTGAAGCACCAGACGGCGCGAAAGATACATTTCGCCCGAAACGGTTTTGGGGCTCAGGGAAACCTTGTCAAACGTGCTATCCGAAGCCGTCGTGCTGCCGTCCTCAGCAACCCAGTAGGCGGTCGGCCCGGCCGTAAGCTTCGGCAGATCCAAATTGCCGGTAAGGCCGCTGATAACAGTCGCTCCCATGCCCTGTACGGCAAGAACGGGCCGAAGCCGGTCGATCATGCCACCCAGGTTCGTTGCGACGGTATTACCAGCCGATCCGCCGGTTGTCATGGCGCGGGTCTCACCGAAGATGGCGGAAGTCGGGATCATGACGCCCCGGACCTCGCGCCCCTTGGAAAGCTCGGCGGAAACCTCGGCTTCGCGGCCCGTAAGGTTGCCATTGACGCTTTCGCGAATGGCCTTCGCGACGCTATAGGCGCGCACCTCGGTTTCGAAACGTGCATCGGGCTCGGCGTCGGCCTGCCGCTCGAATTCAGCCAGCGTCGCGGCGCGGCGGATCTGCTTGTCAAGCTCGCGCACCTCGCCTTCCAGCCTATCAAAGGCTTCGGCGTTATCTTTCTGGTTGCGCATCTCAGCAATCTTCGAAGCGCGGGTTTCCTGCAAAGAAGCAAGATTCATAAAGTATGCTCCATATATGGAATTGCCCCGTGGGGCGGTTATGCCGGCCATGGTCCGGCAGCTATGCGGCCTTCCTGCGCAGGTCTGCGCATGCCGCTGTTATCCCGGCGACTATCTGGCCGACGGGAATGAGAATTAGCGATTTGTCGACATGCAGACGGGCCACGTCACGGTCAGCAATGAACCGGCCTGCCTTACATGACGTCCGGCCTGCCTCGATGACGAATACCGCGTCGGGTGCAGGCGGCTCCTGCATGTGCTCATAGGCGCAGGCAATAGCCGTCAGAAGTGTAATGCCGGCGCGCTCAAGCTGGTGCGCCATCGCCAGAATGGAAATGTCCTGCGGTGAAAACCAGCGCCGATAGCCGCGCTTCTCGCTGAATAGCTCGGCCGGTTGGCGGATGGTCCACATGTCGAGGACGTTACGGCGGATGCCGGCCAGGTCGGCCGCTTCCGCAGCGGTAAAGGCGCGCTCGCGCCAGGTTTCCGACATTGGTCGGCTCCTTTCTGCAATAGCAAGAACTGTGTTTGTTTAAAAAAGGGGTGGCAGGAGCGCAGACCCTGCGCCCCTGCCGGTGCCAATGCGCGCGCCGCTTATCATGACAAGGAGCCGCGGAGCGGCTGCGCGCTTAGGGTTTGGCCAGGTTGAGTTGCAACTGCCTTCCCGTAAAACGTAATGTTTTGGAGTCAGTTATTCGCAGCTTGTAGGCACGGAACTGTTTGGAGAACATTCTCC